TTTTGGATTATCATCAATGAGCATATTGAAGTCATAATGACTCTTACAACTCATAGAATCAATCATTTCAATATCTTCTCCAAAGTGGCGTTGTAAGAACGATTGTTTTGAATCTTTATGACCAGCATAACAAATTGTCAAGAAATATACGTCAAAATGTTCTTTTAATTTTTTGTACGCTTCTACTGAACCGTCCATCGGTTGTAGATTATCGTACAAGTCATTCTTTTTCCAAAAATCATTAATCTGATCTGGATCAACGCCATAAAGATCAGCTAGGTGATGATTATAGTGACCGTCTAAGGATTCATAAGCTGGACGAATATAATCTTCTGGATGATTAACTCCCATCCATTGTACCCAAGGTTGTAGAACATCTACCACCGTCATGTCTACGTCTATTGCCAATTGTAATTTTTTCATTTGAATGTTATTTCCACTGAAAGTTATTGAGAAAAAGAAAGGTGACCGAAGCCACCTTTCTTTACGCCTTTAGTCGCGCAATAGATCCGCTAGGGAGTCTAAGTCATCTTCAGCAGCTGGAGACGCAGCAGCTGTAGTTGGAGCAGGAGTATTGGCAGCTGGAGTATCTGACGCAGCATCCAAAGAATTAGATGTATTAGCTGTATTTGGATTTGAAGCGCCTGCACTTGGAGCAGGAGCGCTAGCAGAACCACTAATATTATGCGCTTGAGTACCAGCTACTGGATTGAAGTTTTCGTCCATATTCATGACTTTACAAAATTCTTTCTTCATAACATCATATGAAGGGAAATTTTTACGGTCTAAGAATTCAAGCAACGAGAACGATTCACGCCAGTATTTTTCAATTTCAGCTTCGTCAGCAGAAACAGGAGTTGATTTCGAATCCCATTCACAATGTTTAAAGTCTGGAACCCAAGATTCACGACCACCAAAGTTACGTTTTTCAAATGTCAACTTCAAATGAAGGTTGCGACCAGCAAATGCGTCAAACGGATCAAACGGATCAGCGCCAAATTTAGGCTCATTCGCTTCATCAAGTAATTTACGCACCGCACGACCAAATTTAAACAACTTCACTTTACCGTTGTTTTCCGGATTTACGCTGTCTGAGATAACAAGAATGTTCGCGTAATAGTCTTCAGATGGAATGTAATTCAACAATTCTTTCTTACGACGTTCATAATCCGGATGTCCTTCACCCAATTTCTTGAGATCACCCCACTTCGGACCTGACCATTCGCGAACTGGATCTTCTTCACCAAACGTTTGAGGAGAGTTGAAGTTGAACCATTTACCGCCCGCACCTTTAAACTGATGACGTAAAACTTTAACAACAGGAGTTAAGTCTTCAGCAATGAATGTACCAGCTTCTACGCCTTCCATATCTACAGCTGGAATAGGCAAGAAACGAATGATACAAACAGACTCGTTTGTTTTTTCGTCGCGCGCATATTTCCAGATGCGTGGATCATCGTAGTTGTTTTTCTCAGTTTTCTCCAAAGTTTTTTGGAGCTGAGCCATATTGTTAGAACCTTGTTTGCGTAACGCACCAAAATCTACAGGCATTTCTTTCTTCCTTCTATTTCCGTCATTCTGGTTATTCATGGTTGACGGCTGACCAACGTTTGGGCTTTTGCCCTAGTGAGTTTACCTCACCTCTTCAGTGAGAGATATTATATATCTCTCATCCGAATTTCTTTAAAATCAAATTAAAAAAGATTATCTAATGAAACGGTAGAGCGTTCCTTGCGGATAACGCGCTGTTCTACAACTTCAGCTTCAATTTTACTGATTAATGCAGGACTAATCATAGTTTTTACTTTATCGTAGTCAATCTGATGTTCTTCTACAATTAATGAAAGTGCTTCGGAAAGGGTAATATCTTCAGCCCAGACTAAATCTTCAACTGCCTTCGAAAAAGCTTCCGCGCACCCAAAAGGATTTTCAACCGTTTCACCAATCATCCATTATACTCCTGTTTGTGCGTCTTCATTATTCCAGAAACGAGATTTTGGAAGTCTTGAGGCACTTTCTTCTGATTCAGGCGTCCAGTGTTATCAACATAACCTAAACCACCCCCTATATGAATATATAGCTCACCGCCGCAGCTGGTGCAAGGTGAATCAGTAGGAGTATTGCGTTCATCAACCTTTTTAATTTCATCGAATTTGTTATCACAACTTCGACAAGCGTATGAATAAACAGGCATTTATTTCCCCACTAACATATTATAAGTGTCTAGACCGAATTCAGTAAATTCTTCAATCTCTGACAATTTCACAAATTTAGAAATAAATTCTACGTCAGATGGAATAGTATAATCTAAAAGCCCTGATAATTTGCTTTTCAAGTTATAATTGTTTAGCGGAGAATCGTCTCCCCACATGTATCCATCGCGTATAAAAAGTCCAAAATTAGCATAGTCTTTGATACCTAATGGTCTGATTTTCGAAACAATATCATCAATACTTTCAGACAACTTACTAAATTTGTGCGGAGCGTCGTTGAAATACATCTCCATTGTTTGCTTCAAGTACGGCGCTTTTTGGAATACGTAATTCGCTCTAGCACATCGTTCAGAAGGAGACACAACCGCGTTGATCCAATCCATCATTTCTTTAAATGATGTATAACGGTCAACAATTATTTTACTATTATTCACAATCTGTTCCTCACATGAACATTTTAGCTTTCGCCTTTGAATCAAGTAATACATCACAGTGGGCAATTGCGTAAGCATCGACCAAGTCATTTTCAGGACTGTCATTTTCTTTCACCCCTAGAACATCAGAGAATCTCCATCCTTTCAACTCAAAGAATTTGGAACACATATCTTCTTTTTTAGCTGAGCCATTGTCTGTAAAAGACTTCTTAACAGTGGAAGGAGGTATAAAATTTACGGCAATATTATGTTTGAAAATCTCATAGAATAAAATACCACCGTGAGCGCCGATATCGAAAATCGCATTACCGTTAGATGCCCCCATTGAGAATCCTTCAATATTAACAACTTCAACGCCTTCAGCCCGCAATATACCTACAGCCCATTTTGCTAAGTGTATAGCGCGTTCAATTTTGGAGTTGTATTTCGGGTGACGTTCTACAGAAATGGTTTCCGTTTCTTGTACCAGCTTGAGAACTTCTTGAACGATATACCATTTCTCGCTACCATCATCTCGCTGAATGTAGATTGCGGGGCAGCTCATAGAATAGTCGATACCAGCTTTCATTTATTACTCCAAAGGTTCAGAACAGAATGGGCAGAATACAGGCTTTTCGTTAGTTGCGTGTACAACTTTATATAGCTGTTCGCAATTATCGCATTCCTTCTCTTCTACCTTCTCTTCAGGAGACTCTGGATCATATACATCAAACATTTTTCACGCCCTCGAATATTACAATTTAAAATAGTTGTACTATAAAGGGGCAATAAAAAAGCCACCTTTCGGCAGCTTTCTTTTAAGATTATCTAAAGTTATGGTTAGGCTTCTTTAGGTGTCTCTTGTTCTGGCTTTTCTTCCGATTCTGGGGCTGTTTCTACAACTTCCGCTTCAGAACTTTCCGTCTTGGTTTCAGCTGCCGCTTGTTCTGCAGCTTTAGCCGCATTTTGAGCATCTTCAAGGCGTTTTAAAGAAGCGCGTCCAGAAAGGAATGCTGCTCGAGCAGACAAAGCCATAACCTGATCAAAATCAGAGATGATTACATTGTGGCCGTCGCCTGTTTGAACTGGAGCGATAACACCTGCAATTGCAATATCAAAGCCTTTAGCAGATAAACGTTTCTGCATATTCAATACCATTTCTAGAATACCAACAGCATCATCAGCTGGGAAGCCAGAAACGTATACAGTACGTTTGATTTCAGCAATTTCTTCTTCAGTAATTTTATCACCTTTAGGATCAGAGTGATACATGAACTGCAAGGTAGGGTTGCCGAAAGACGTCAAAGTGTAAGCACCTTCTACGTTATCAAGCTGAGTGCGCATTGTTTGACTGTAGTCTGTACCGAACTGAATGAAGATGGCTTTAATAAGTTCCACAGGATCATTAGAGTCAACTTCGTCTTTCAATTCGACTGTTTCTGAGATTGCGACAGGTTGAGCTTCAGCTTGAGATGAATTGGTTTCATCCACCTTTACTTCAATTGCTTCAGCGCGTTCGATGTCTTTTTGGTTGTCTACGTTTAACTGTGTCATGAGAGGTTACTCCAAAATTTAAAAAACTTTCATTTAAGTGAATACAGGGCTATGATAAACCCTGTATTACGAATATAGCTAAAATCAATATTATTTGTAATTAGCACCTAGAGACAACATAGTCTTCAGGTCATAATCACCTACAATTGCACCAGAAACCTGATATGAACTCACTTTTGTCTCAAAGAATGAACTCACTTTGTTTTCAGTTAGAATAGGCTCAATCCATTCGCATGGGTTTTCAGAAATTTCTGGCCATTCTGGTTTCAGACCCATTTGAATCATACGACGGTTTGACATAAAGCGCATATACGCCTTATTTTCTTCAATTGTGAATGTATCTAGTTTCAGATGCTTGAATACTAAATCCAAAAAGTTATCTTCAACATTAATGAAACGGCGGTTCATCTCATAAATGTCGCGTTTCAGTTTGTCATCAACAATTGGATGTTCATGCGACAGCTGACGGAACAATTGAACGTTATAGTCAGTATGCAAGGTTTCATCACGCAGAGACCATGCATTAATCTTCGAGAATCCTTTTAGACGACCACCGCGCTTACCATTGAAAGCAACGCGGTCACGGCGCATGAATTGTAGCAACCCAACAAACGTACCAAATAGAGCAACGCCTTCATCGATCACAGAGTGAGCATGATTGATGGCCAATTGTTCTACGGTATCGCAGTCTAGGTTCACAAACATACCTTCAAGGCGGTCTTGCATCTCTTTATATTCTTGGAACATAGAGAAAATGGTGTCGTCCATCCCAAAGATTTCAGCTGCTAGTGCGTAGGCTTCTTGGTGAATACCTTCACGACAAGCAATCGACATTAAGCCGTTACTGACTTCATTGTTCTTGTATTTTTTCAAGAAACAATCACGGTAGTTTTTAGCTACTACAACGTCGCCAGTTGTGAAGATTGTGAAAATCATACGGATATATGATTTTTCATCTTGAGTCAAGTTGTTGGCCCAGTCTTCGTGATCTTCTTGCATTTGTGCTTCGCCAGGAATCCAGTGTATCTTTTCATGATCTTGACACATTTCCTGCGCCCAAGGGTATACAAATGGACGGTATACCAAAGAATCTTGGAACAATGGGCTTGTAGAATCAGCAATTAAAATAGACATGTAATATTATCCTTGGCAGTTTGCGCAGTCTTCATCTTTCTCTTCAGAGAAAAGATTATCAGCTTGAGCGAGATGTTCTTTGTAAAGGGCTTGTACTTCTTTATGGCCGCCAATCCAAGTACCATCTAAGAATACTTGAGGCACAGAACGGCAAGAAGGGTCACCTGTTACTTCAGCGGCAGTTTTTTCAATTTGTTGCAGATCAACAAATTTGAATTCAACGCCCATGTCACTCAACCAACGCTTAACTGTAGTACAATTAGGGCAGACTTTTGTTCCGTAAACAATATTCTCGCCAACCTTCTGTTCTTTCTTAACAGAATCTTTCAGAGCTTTACGCTCCAGAGCTTGAGACAATGTTTCAATCTCCACTTCTGGTTTCGTACGGTAGTAATACAGAGATTTTAAACCCCATTTCCAAGCGTAGAAGTGACATGCGACTACATAGTTAATATCACTTCCTGGTTTGAAGAACAGGTTGAGACTTTGAGCCTGACAAATTTCAGGTTGACGATCTGCAGCTAAACGTACAATGCTCAATTGAGGAATTTCAAAAGCAGTAGCGAATACGCGCTTTTTATGTTCGCTCATGAATTCTAAGTGTGATACTGAACCTTCATTATGTGCAATGCTTGTCCATACTTCTTCAGTGTCTTGACCTAACTCTTGAAGATGCTTCTTCAAATAAGGGTTGCGGCGTTCAAAGATACCAACACGCGTTTCTTTAGTGTAGATGTTAGCGTATTCAGGTTCACAGCTTGCTGATGTAGTAAGCATATCAGCATTGTTGGAGTTAGGCGCGATAGCAAGTAAATGCATATTGCGACGACCAACGTGTGGATGATCTTTAGAACTAGCCGCATCCGGACATTCACCGCGCTCTTCACCTAATTTAAGAGATTCAGCAACAGCTTCCATTTTGATGCGCTTGAATAGAGCTTTGTTGAATTCACGCGCTTCTTCAGAATCGAAAGGCATATCTTGCTTCTGGAAAGCGTAATGAAGACCCATAACGCCTAGACCAATAGAACGTTCTTGGGTAGCAGAATTGATAACTTTGTATAAAGCCATTTTAATCAATTCACGGTGACGCGGATTTTCATAACGGTTTGCAATCCAGTCAGCAGTGCGAATGAAATGTTCAATTGCATTGTCCAATGCGCGCACTAGGTCTCCTACTAAGGTAGGTGCCCATTGATCGTAGTATTCAGCATTTAATGAAGACAAACAGCAAACTGGAGTACGGTCATCATTCGCTGGAAGAGTGATTTCAGTACAGTTAGAAACAAGCGCAACTCGATGATCGAACTCGTTTTTACCGCCCACGCTTACATAGAAGTTGTGGTTGTCTTCTACAGATAAACAGTAAACGTCTTGCGTTCCAACATTTTGTTCCACAGACGCAACTGTAAGATCAGAATTGTCAAAATTTACAGAGCCATGACGGAATAGACGTGAATCAATTTGCTTACCAACAGAATCTTTTGCTTTTACGCGTTTTCCGATGGTTGTGAATAGTTCATGATCTTTCGTACAAGTAATAGTTTCACCCGAACGGAAAGTCAAAGTAACCATCTCTTTGCGACCAGTCAATTTAGCCGTAGCAGTTTTTACTTCTGGATACACTTTACCGTTTGAAACGCGCCCTGACCAAACTTTGAATGGAATTGAACCTGATGATTCACGCGCCAGTTGTTTGATTGCAATAGGCTTACGACCGTCTGCTACAATTACCTTCGTGTCTCCAGCTAGACATAGGTTTGAAGCGTACGAGTATAATCCAAGACGTTTCTGAGCTTCTGGTAATGCTCGGTTCGCGTTTCCACGGAAGTACATGAACGGCTCGCCTGTGCGTCCACGTTCAACAATCATAGAACGGAAGTAATCCGTAGGATTTACAGTGTCTACAACACGTTTTGAGTGTGGGTCGATCAGGTGATATTCTTCCGCTCCATCTTCAATACGTTCCATTAGATCATCTTCAATAGAGAATCCAATATGGATGTTTTCAGCTTTGCGGTTCGCGTCACCTGTAGGGGTACGAATCTTTAAAAATTCTTTAGCAGAAGCGTGATTAGCAGATAGCCAACAAGCTTCAGCACCACGGCGTACTTTACCTTGTTTCCAAGCTAGAATTGCTGCGTCATCTTCAATAATGAAAGGAATTGGGCCAGGAGATTTTTCAGATGTATAGCGAATATCAAAGTATTTGCCGATACCACCGCCAATTACAGACAGTAAAGACGATTCTAACTTACCCATCAAAAGAGAAGGAATGTTATCGGACACCATAGGCAAGAAGCAGTTGTGCGCTATGACACCTTTAGACCCAACACAAAAGCTGTGATCTTCATCAACCATGATATCATGTACGGTATATCCACCGTCAATTTTCTTTACTGAAAACATTATAAATGCCTATATAATATTATAATCATCAACCATTGGTAGAAAACAATGATCAACTTTGAACAATTGTTAAGAGATAATTTTACCGTAGCAAACGAAATTTATCTCCAACGCTATCTTAAACTGTGTTTGGGTGTTTACAACCTAAATCAATTCGAAACTGATTATATTGAGAGTCATCACATTCTACCTAAGTGGTTATTCAAAGAATATGAATTCAACAAAGATAATTTAGTTGATCTACCTGTCAGAATCCATATGATTGCTCACTTCTGTCTAATGAAGGCGTGTCCTCATTATAAAAACACACTATCTTATTGTCTAACAACAGGTCAAAATGTAAAAGTTCATAAAGTAAAATACAAACCGTCTAAACTCTTTGAAATAGCTAGACAACAACTTTCTATTCAAAAGAAAGGTTGTAAAGGACCAACTATCTCAGAGGAAGCTAAAGCGAGAATGAGAGAATCTATGATTGAGAGATACTCTAATCCTGAAGAACGTTTAAAACAATCTCAAAGATGTAAAGGTATCACAAAATCAGATACTTCCAAAATCGCAGAAGCAGCTCAGAACCGTTTTAAAGACCCTGAACAAAGACGTTTAGCAGCTGAGAAAACCAAAGCATTCTTCGCAAATATGTCAGACGAGGAACGCAAAGAGTATCACCGCGTATCTAGAGAAAATGTTGATCCCAAAGAATACGGTAAATTTTCTAACTGTAGAACAATCTTCATTTCTCCAATAGGGCATTTTAAATCTAAACACCCTAAAGAACTAGCTGGTTCAGGTTCTGAGAACTCTATATTGAACAATTGTATCAATAATGACAAACCAATTAGTCAAATGAGTAAACATAACCTACTCTATAAACTTTTAATCAAAACAAGATTCAAAGACATGACACCCAAACAACTAGGATTCTATACTATACCGTTTGAGGAATATGTCGAATCACGTGAATTGTTGAATCAAGTTCGTCCACTCTCACCCAACCATGATCTTCTGTTAATATTAGGTGATTCCCTGTCACAACGAAACGTTCACCTTGAAATTCCAACTCATAGCAATCAGTAGATTGAGATGCTTTAGTATTCAGTACAGGTTTGAACACACCCTCGTGAGTTAGAACCATATCGCCAATTTGAATGTCAGCAATACGCTTTAAGCCTTTATCAGTAATGACAGGCGTATTGCTTTCAAAACAACTGATATTTTGAGAGCCATTATGGTTGAAATCTTCTTCATGTTCCCAAATAGGTAATGATTGGTTGATCATTCCAATCTTCCAAATTTCTGGCTTCAGTTCTGGAGCATTAGAAAGCATAGGTGAAGACCACATGAAATGTAACATCGAGTTAGCGTCATAAAGACGCTGTGCATGATGCATATCATCCGCCCAAGCGACGCAAGCACGAGCTAGTGTTGCGTGGATTGTTTCCCCACTACGTGTATAAAAGTTTTTGATAAGGTCTTTTGCAGGTTCTGTAAGCAAATCATCTCGAGAATCATCGATATTGATTCCCATGTAAACACGTGTCATATATTTCACCGTAAATTTATAAAACTGTCCAATAGCATTCTATCCAGACACCCAAAGCCTATCATAACCCTATTTATTAGAAAGCTGACTTTATCAAATATTTTTGGAGAATTTTAAAATGCTTCCTTCTATCCCGTACCAAGTCCATAACGTTAAACTTGAAGAGTATGAATTCGACTTCAGACCATTCAATGTGGGTATGGAAAATAACCTGCTACTGATCAAGGACTCCAAAAAACCTTCTGAAATTTTCTCAGCCATTCTAAACCTTGAGGATGAATGTCTAATTGGTAAATGGAAGGGGCGAGCTAAATCATTACCGTCATATATAGCAGAATTACTTTTCATCGAATTAAGAAAAGTGAGCAACGGCACAGAGATTCCTATCACATTACGTTGTAATAAGGAATTGGAAATTAAGAATGAAAATGGTGAACCGATTCTAAAATCAGATGACACACCTAAAACAAAACCTTGTGGCAACGAGATGAACGTTATTCTCGATCTGAATCAAGTGAAGCTGATTAAAACAGAAGGGTATAAAGACACCTTTGTGATTGAAGCAAATCCTCCGATTTTCGTAAAATTACGCCAGATGCAGGCTGGAGAATACAGCCGAGATTTCGCCAATATTGACACAGCCACAGGTATGTACAAGCACCTAGATTCTATCACTCAAGGTGAACAGATTTTTGGTCTAGATGATTTCACTGAGGAAGAGTTCAAAAACTGGTGTAAAGATGTTCCTATGTCTACAAAGGCAGAGATGTCTAAATTCTTCTTTGGGGCGCAACCATACATCAGCCTGAAAACCAAGTTCAAATGTGAAAATCCAGAATGTAATCACGAACAAGATGTGGAGTTCACTTCTATTCTAGATTTTTTTATTTGATTGTCGGAGAGGATGGAAAAGACCTTCTCCGACGGTTCGAAGATACCCAAATGCTTCAGCAACATTTCAATCAGTCGATAGAAACGTCATACGCTCTAGCACCTTGGGAATTTGAACTAAGATTATCAATGATAATACAAAAGGAACAAGAAAAGGACTCATGAGAGTCCTTTGTTTTGCCCTAGTGAATGACCAATCTAAGGGCTGAAGAATACATCTATTTACTTTTGAATAGTTCAATCGCTTCAATTAGTAGTTCATTCAAATCTGTATTGTCAATCTTTCTTTTCATTGGAATCATCCTTAAACTTATTATATTCATCAACCATCAGTTTACAACTTTCATATTGCTTGAAGGCTTCTGCTGTAGCTTTGTCAGCCTGTTCTGATGATTCAATAGCATGTTGTTTAATTTCTCCGTAGAGGTCGATGTAGGTTGTGGCAACTTCGGTTGCATAGGCTGCGTCAGAACTGGATACAACGTTGGTTCTAATTTCATGGGATTGGGTTGACAACCCACTAATGAGCTTGCGAGTGTTAGAAACATTAGTATTGATAGCTTTGAGAGTTTCAGCATAATCGTTCTCCAGAGTAGTATGCTTTTCTATTAAGCGTTCAGTCAAATTATTAACTTCAGTCTGACGCTCTATAATTTTGTCTTTGTCTTTACCTTCTTGTTCAAGAACTGAGATTTTATAGTTCTTGAAATCATTATTTGTATTGACCCAACAGACGGCAAAAACAATTGCTAAGACAGAAGCAATTACAAAATGCAATTGTTTCAATAATAATTCTTTGAATAGTACCCAAGTCATTTCGACCTCCATAATAAAGGGGCTTGCGCCCCTTTATTTATTTTGGATACTTGTTCCAAGGAAGTTGCCAGTGTGGCCCATCTTTAAAGGACTTCCAATCTCCGCCCCATTCAATACTCACTTTCAATTCTTTAGCAGCCTGTTTAACTGCTTCTTCAATCTGATAGTAGTATTTCCAATCCCAAGATAACTTGCCGTCAGGATAAGCAAACAGGTCTACGGCATGACCCGTGAGGTGACGGCTGTTTAAAGTCTGAGTCGCGCCACTCGCCATGAGTTCCTTTTGTCGCGCAGCCGTACGCAAACCTTCGCCCACTTGGAATTGGATTGTAGAAATACGTATGGCATGCTCAACCACTTTGACTAGATCAGGATGAATACCTTTTAGGCGTTTCTTACTGGCATCGTTGAGCGCGAACTCATCAGAGACCTCCAGTCCAGTATGTAGTCCGATGCGCCCTGCTGTTGCTTTACCCACTTTACCGTCAGGAGTAAGACCGTTATCCTTCTGATACTGAATAACTGCCTTCTCAGTGCCCGTACCAAATACTCCATCTATACGACCAGAGTAGTAGCCCAGAGTCTTGAGTAGGGTTTGAAGTTGTTTAACTTCTTTTGAGGCATTGACGCCTTTCAATAGTAGAATCATAACCAATCCCTTCAGTGATTTATGAAAATATTTATCATATGTAACGCACATGCGACCAGATATAATACAAATCCAACCTAAAGCGCCACCCAAAACAGGGCTTGTACGAGAGATCCAAGAAGAACTGAATCTAGGTATTGCAGGTCAGGTATACATCAAAGGCTTTACCCAAGTCATTGTAGATAATACGAACCAAGTAGGACAAGTTCACTTAGGTTTACCTTTGGCTCTAGAAGTAGCATCTCATGAATCAGTTGATCCTGATCCTGAAGAGACTTACCAAGCTCGTTGGGTAGATGTTCAATGGTTGCAGGAGAATGTGGAATTATTCGAGAACTGGTCACAGATGCTCATAAAACAGCTATAGTATTTTTGACTATTTAAAGAGGAGGTTGAATGGGTAATCTTAGTTATTACCCTTCCCCTCAATCCGTGATAGTTTTTCTTTCATTAAGGCATACTCTTGATTGATCTGAATGATAGACGAACCAACCCAAATACAAGCAGCAAAAAGAACACCGCCAATAGAGCCAGAATATACTTGATGACAGAAATTCCACCATCTTGAATGGATTGCCGTGATTCAATACTACTTACCCGACCATCAAGTGCTTCAGTCACTTTTCTATTTTCCTCAATCTTATGTTGATTGGCTTCATTGACAAACGTATGCCGTGTAATGTGGTCTGTTAGCGTCCTGATTTCAGATTGAAGTGTATCTATCTTCTTTTCAAGCCGCAGCCCGTAGCTTTCATTTTCCACGCTCAACCCTCATTATACGTTTTGCCTATAGTAGCATTTTTGATTGAATAATAAAAAAGCCCCGAAGGGCTTTCATTTTAAATCAACTTAACTGTTAGCGTTCCGCTTGCAAGATCAACCGATGAGCCGCCAGTGTTTTTTAACTTCACAGTTACAGTTCCTGCCGCACTAACAGTCGCAGCAATTTCAATATCCGCATGATATTGACTGAAAGCTGCTTGTGCTAGGTCGCCCACCACAGCCCCTGCCACTGTCACAGTCTTTGTGGTTGATGCCCCTGCCGCAATTGATGGCGGGTCATAAGTCACTTTTGCACCACGACCAACCGTATTTTTTACCCCATCTGTATCGGTTGCTGGCGCTGATCCGATTTTTGTATACATTGAATCATTGAATATCCAATAGTAAATATTACCGACACGGGTTGCAGTTTTATAACCTGCTTTATCGTAACCCGATAAATAATACTGACCGTTCACTGTGGAGTTTTCAAGTTTACAAGTAGACGCAGACGGAACTAAGAATGTTCCAGTTTGAATGTTGCTATCCCGCACAAATGCCGTATCTGCGTTAGTCAACCTACCAACCGAGCCAGTAAATTCAATCTTACAGTTTTCAAACACAGGCTTTGTGTTTATACCAGCATGAACATACACATCCCAATCAGACTTAACTTCGACTTTTCGATAAACAGGATTGATAAATCCATCACCTACCTTACCATTGATCTTTAAGTTGCTAATTTCGGCATTGTTATTAGACCCGATAAACCCATAGCGGTCAGCAGATTGCAGCTCAATATTACCACTTTCAACAACAAATGAATCTACTAGACCGATATAGTTGTATGCTTTGTAATTCGGGTCATTTAGAGAACAATTCTTCTGCTCAAGTGTTCCGATGCGAACTTCTTTACCTCGTATATAACCTGCGCTATCAGTAATGCGGATTCCGACATAATCTTCATTTTCAAATTTAGCATGTCGAATATCAACATAAGTAAAATTGTGAATCATCAGTGCGCCATAGCGAATCGCATCGAAAGCCCAGTATGGCGGAGTAGTATTAGTCTGATAATCTTTATTGAAATCGGCAAAACCTACCTTAACACCCCCAACTGGTTTTGACGGCAATCCAGCTACCAACAGACGATTACCCTTAAAGTATCCTAACCAAATGTCATCACAATCCTGGCTATTCAAGTTGGGCTCAACATCGAATGTAGCGTAGCCAGCACCACTTAAGCACTCTACCCCAGCGTATCGAACATTAACCCCACCTGTATGTGAGAAAACATTTCTTAAAATGTTATCACCCATCACGTAGCCAATCTCAACATCATACACAGGCTGAGAAGTAGTGCCGCCAACATGGACAACATCCCCGCGTATGTCTTTTCCAAAAACATCCCCAATGCGTATATGTTTAGCTCCGCGAATGAATAAGCCATGATTTTGCTCATCCTCGTCAGTTGCAATATTCCCGATCAGATTAATTCGTGGCTGAAGATGTACATTATCTGCATCAACAATATTGAGTAGTCGAGTTCCAGTAGCTGTACCTGACTTTTGCTTAAACGTCACATTCCCTTGAGTTGTAATAACTGTATTTGATGGAATGTTTATAGCAGTTGCAACATACTGACCATCTGGAATAAATAAATTTCGATGTGTGACAAATGCTTGATTGATCTTCAACGTCAGATCAGTGCTTGTGTTTGGAATAATTCCAAGTGCAGTGAATGAAACCTGCTCAAAGTTCAACAGTCGTTGAAACTCATCAGGGTTGTACCATCCAGTCGCATCCACATTCGGATCATTCGTATTCCCGTCAACCGCGCTTTTCACAATGTCGCCATTGTCTAAAACAGCTCTCTCATTCTCTTGATAACCACCATCTCTATAATGCCACTTAGAACCACCGTTGTAGTTGACTTGCTGTTGCGATTCACCGCTTGCATCTACCAAATTTATAGCATTGATTTTAAATGGAACCCAGCCACCGGAAACGAGTTGCTGAAGTATCCCATCCTTCAGAGTTACGTATCCTTCTTCGTAGGTATTGCTTGGGTTATACGGAAGAATCGAACCTAAACTTTGTAGAAGCAAAGAATGCGCATCTAATTGATCTTGTGATTCTTTAAAAGAAGTTTCTACGTCATCTACATTAGCTTTCGAGTCATATAAATCAGTAACAACTGTCTCTAATCCAGGAATCTTGTCGTAGTTGGGCAATTGTTCCCGAACAACTTTACCATCTTCACCAAGATCAGCTTTAGTGCGCTGAATTTCATCAGTGCGCTCGATCATATCTCTTCTAGCTTGGTCCAAAACGCCATTTAGCGCTTCGTTCAAACCTTCATACTGTTCAACAGATGGCAACTGAGACGCAGGAACTTTACCATCAACTAAATCAGCTTTTTGAACCAGTTTTTCATCAGTGTAGGCTTCAGCGTAGTCCTTAGCGCTTTGAATGCCGTCATTAATGGAAGTTTCCAATGTTGATAATTTTTGATTTACTGTTTGAAACCCATTAGCAATGAAATCAGGAAGATTCGATTCTTTGATCTTACCATCAACTAGATCAGCCTTTTTGCTTAATCCAGCTGTTAATTGTTCTTTGGTTACTAGAAAGGACGCGACCTCACCCTCTAGAGTAAGATCGGTCACTAGGCATTCAATTTTTAGAGATTGAGTCATGTCAGTTCAACATTCATTAGATTGAGTATTGAACTATTTATGAGGTTGTTTATAACTACACGAAATGAGAACTAGTCATCTTTATTAGTAAGCGCAGTAACAATTAAGACTAATGCTATATGCTCCTCTAATTTTTAAAATCTTCAATGGTTCGCTCTATATAAGTTTTACCGATAATAGCACTTTTACTGAGAAATAAAAACCCCAATCCAATTAAAGATCAGGGTTCGATGTGGTTTGCTGGTTACTGCGTTGGGTTTGCTACAAAGTGCGTATCTTGAGCATAAATCCCTGTGTACTGCGCTTGTATCGATGTTGGTGCTGTTTGAATAACTTGTATCTCAAGATCGTTCACAATGTAATGACCAGAACCGTTGCCCGTTGTTTCTCCTGTGATTCCGATTTGATATGCAAAAGCGTAGTTAGTTGCATAATCAGTTCCCCGTGCAGTAGTCAAACGCCACATTTTAATGCGATCAGCAATAGCTTGACCTGTCAATGAATTGAAGAAGCTATCAGTTGCAACCGTGTTTGTTGTGCCACCCATAGTTACTGTTAATGCGACTTTAGTCGCATAGTACGGGCATTCTTTATCAATGCGGAATACACCATCAATATCAATCCACTCTGTACGCGATGTTGAACCAATACGATACTGACGACCTTTCATGTGAACAAGAATAGGCTTATCACCTATCAGTCCATCGACACCGTTTAATGGCTTACTGTTTGTGCTCGAGTATTGAATAGATGGGTTGCCAACAAGCGATTTGTAGTTTGTGCCCATTTTTTCAACAGAAACATAAGGGTGCGAGGATTGTTCAACACGACTTAATGATCTGAAAGCATTAGTATCTTTCTGTGCTATATGTCGAACTGGAGACACATACCCGATTTGTGGTACAGGTGTTAATCCTGACCAGTGAATCGCTGGGGTTGAGCTATATGCTTTATAGTGATTCATTCGACCAGCAAAATTAGCAGGTAAATTCATATAAGTTGCACTTAATGAAACCATATCCAAGATACTGTTAAACACACACACGTTGGCATCAGTTGCTCGAATATTGCCGAGATTAATAATCGTTTGACCTAAGAACTGTACAGCTCCAGAACCTGTAGAAGCTAATACAGTTACATCACTCTCACCAGTCAACCCTGCTTTAAAGTTCTTATGAAGATCGAGATATTCAAAATAACAAGTCAAAAATGTTGCGTTCCAGCCTTCTATGGCAAGTGCGAGATCACCACAACGCTCGAAAGCAGTATTGCTAAATAGAATAGTGTTAGAGCCTTTGAATGGATCACCCTGACCAACAACAAATTGCTTTAAGTCCTTAAAATCACATTTATGGAATAAGACGTTGTTAATCTCCTTGTTACTCGTACGAACACCAACACCCGTAAATTTATCAGACTCAAGCGTAATGTTCGCAAAGTTGGCACGCCAAGAACCAAAGAATCCGCAGTTGTCAAAGTTTAAATAATACGCGTCATCTAAATTTACACAATCCCCGTCTGTGGTCATATTCACATCACGCAACACACAGCCACGTGACGGTGTAATAATTTTTACCAAGTTGGCTTGTTGACGAGTTCCATTAATAGTGCGAACAGTGATAGCCTGCAACGGCTCACCCATAGCCTTGTTGTAGTCGTTGAGAACACCATATGTTAGGAAAAACCCAGTCTGATCGGCACTACAATATAGACTTGTGGTTGCTTTTCCATCACCAATTAAACCTGCGTCTGGTAAATTATAGTTACCAGCTTCAACTAGGATATTACCAAAAACTTTAGCACGTAATTTATTAGCGTTACAGAAAGAAAAATACGCGGTTAGATTGGCATTAGAAATATAGTAATTACATACTGGAACTGCTACATTCTTATAATCGGTAACACCGAAGTTAAAGATATTCAACTTCTCTTTATTGCATATTTTCCAACGTCCTGTTGCTATACCTGTTACTTGAATAACTGTATTACCATCATCTTGGTCTGTTGACGCATCATGCCAAGCCCATGTACTTGATGATTCTGCTGTTAAATTAACATTGTGTCGAGCAACTTTCACAATCTGACGGTTTTTACGAGCTTTATAGTTTCGCAAGTCTCCAACTGTATCTAACGTAAACTCTACAACATCATTAACTTCTTGCTGTCTCAATCCGCTTTCGTCAACAACGTCAGATGCATTAACGGTCTTGTTAAATGGCGACCAAATGCCTCCATCAAACTGTTGGATTTCTCCATCTTTTAAAGTCAATGCCCCATCAACGTATTCCAAATCTGGATCGTATGGTAGAGAAGCTCCATTCTTGATAATATCATCTTGAGCATTTTTCACTGCCCCAATTTCATTACCAAAATTATTCAACTGACTATTGACTTCACCTTTATACTCATTGATAGTATTGTTCAAAAATTCTCTTTCTTCAAGAACTTTACCATCTGTGTAAGAATTAGCTGAACCCACAAGACCGTCCATTTGAGCTACTATGCTTTCAGAATTTTGTCTCAATTCTTGACGCACGTTTTCAAATTCAGTTGAGACATTCTGCTCGAAATTCATGGAAAATGGCAATTGTTCGAATGGAACTTTACCTTCAACAAGATCGGCTTTCTTAGAATTGTTCTCCGATATCTTATTGTCTGAGTATAATTTTGCTGCGTTTAAGATTTCCGCGTCAGAGTTCAAAAAAGACTGTTCTACGTCATCTAATTTGTCGACTAGACCATCCAAGTAGGTATAGTCTGGTAATAGACTTGGGTCTACTTTACCTTCGACATTTAAAGTGGCTTTTTTAGATAATTCGTTTGCAACATAATCTGTAGTTGCAAATTCAGAAACGATTACTCCGTCCTGACCAAGATCAGCAACGGAGATTTCAAGTTTTAACGTTTTAGACATGACAATGGCCCATAGATAGAACAGTATTTGAACTATTTATGTATTTCATTCTTCAATAATTCTCGTTATCAGAGAAAACATGGGCGTCCAAAATTCGGGGGGAAACAATAATGGATATTTCTTTCCAATGTATTATCAAAAAGCTTAACGATACCTGTCTGCTTAACTGAAACCTTATCAATGGAGTGTGTCCAACAGAGTTCATTAAGAGAGGACTCTGTAATTGATCTGGTAATTAATTCAATTGAATAGAAATATAGATAACTACTCCTGTGTGAGGTCTATCAGAAGTATATAGATCATCCACTTAGTAGGGTAGATTAAAAACCGTCCCGAAAGCCTTCTTGATAGAATCCTGTACATCAACCTCAGTCATAGGACGATCTGATGACAGTTCATTCCTTGAATTTTGGCAATAAAAAACCCCGATCTAATTAAAGATCAGGGTTAAATGTAGTTTTCTGGGTGTTATTTATACCAACTCATATATACCCCATTGCAACGAGTTTCGGCACAATAAAATGATCGACATAGTAATCACTTGCGAACGTATCTAAATGCACCCCATCGCTCGACACACTCGGTGGAATCCATCCACTTGCTTGAGCATCTAAATCAGCTTGAGTCGGTGTGATTGATAAATCAGTCCAAATTTGCGAACTTGTCACCCAATTTTGAATATCAACATAGCGATTCTTGTACTTATTTTTGAGATAAGTATTTACTTCAAGCACACCACTTTTAACTGCTTCTGTTACACCGTGGTTTACGTGATGACCTAGCACAATATAGCGAGCATCGGGCTGTACCAACTCAATTTGACGCACAATTTCATCGTAAGAGTTTTTAGCATTCTCTGTTTGTGATGCGTATCCGTATTGAAGGTTGTTTTTAGCTGTTTGAATGATCGAAATTGAGCGCTTATAACGAGTTAGATTAGGCAATACTTTGATTGCACCACTTACAGTCAATGGTTCACTTAGATTTTTGGGTGTGAACTTACCTGTTTGAAAAACAACTTGTCCACGAACCCCATTGTCTAGCGTCACCCACCATTTTGTCATTGAGCCAACTGGATTTAGTGTATTTGTTCCGAAGTCACCCGCATTGCTCCAAGTAATATCTACTTCAACATCGTTTTGCAAAACTGTGTCACTTGCAAAATTCATGAAGTAAGTACCGTATCCGCAGAACATTGCGAGCGTTTGAGCATGTGTCGCAGCAAAACCACCACCGATGTACTCACGACCTTCAGCACGAATTGCTGAACGTAACTTTGTTTCCATGTATGCAATACTTGAAGAACCTAACCCAATTACACAGTTGTCAGGGTCGGACTTAACAGCATTATTTGGGATGGCGGCTATCGCATCTGCAATGTCTTGTGTACTCGCTATCTTCTTCCAATCGCCTTGCCATGCATTATTCATTGAATAACGTGTGTACGTATTCCCTGTTACTGTTTCGGCTTTAAAGAAGTAATAACCATTATTTGCCGTATTCAATAATGAGACTTCTAACATCAATGTTGCATCTTCTGGACGATCAGCAAATGTTAATACTTTAGTACGTTGAATATTATGATAGCCCTCAGTGTACTGAATGATCGCAGTGTTGCCACCACTATTCGGAATTTGATTAATAAGCGCTTTTCTGCGTGTGTCAGTCCTAACAAGCGGGTTTGCTGCTTTTAAAGCAGCATCGTATGCGGAAACTTTGCTATCAATCGTGTTCTCTGTTGCGACAACTTGCCACGCTGTCACAACATTATTTTGATCTTTATAAGCGACATAAGTTTTATTATTTGCAGCATGAGCTGTGTATTTAAAGTAATTACCTACCGAGGTTTTGATTTCTTCAACAGTTAAATGGAGTGATGAGCCTGTAGGCGCATCGCTATAAGTGAGTACAGTAGTTCTCGGAATATCCCAACGACCCTCACCGTATTGAAAGATCGATGTCTTGCTTGTATCGCCTATTGAAATCGTTGTAACTACGCCAACTTCGCGTTGATTTGGATTAAATTTCGGGTTTTTGTTTGCTTCGATCATTGCTGCTGAAACATCACTTACCCATTCGTAAAATGTGTCTGCAACCCCTGTGCCTTGGCGATAGAAACTCAGACCTTGGCGAGTTAATTCAATTGTCTGATAAATGAATGCATCGCCACTTTTAACAACATTAACTTTTGCGCCACCAAGTGCTGTTATCCCGCTAGGATAACCAAGTGATATATAGCTATTATCAGAAATAATAGTCAACAGATCAGCACTAGAGATAAAATAATTACCCGCTCCTAATGTGTTTAAATTACTTGATGGTGTTAAGCGTGTTGTAAACTTTTGATCTGTATAGCCTCTTGCCTGCGTCAATGGGTCATAAGCACTCTTTGTTAGGGTTGTCGCCCCTGCTGTTGCTTTATACCACAATCCACCGTTCTCAACTTCACCAACTTGTACAGGCTGGTTCACTTGTAGATTAGCAATATCAGCATTTGCTAACTCAAGAGTAGGGTAAAATTTTGTTGCAGCTGAACTCAATGCCCCTAACGCTCTATCAACATATGTCAAATCAGCTTTTGATGTTTCGACAATTTTGGAAGCGTAGGAAGCGTAGGATTTTTGTTCTAGTCCATCTATAGCAGCTTTGAGCTCAATATCTTTTGTAAAATATTCTGCCTCTGTTTTACTAATGAATTTGTTGGTTTCCGTTTCTAAAACTGTTAATTCTTCACCAACTTGTGTTATTGTATTCTGTAAAGCGCTTCTTACATCATTCATTTCACGAGTTAAACGGTCTGAATAAACCAGATCGGTGGGCAAAACCGTCTGAGATACCTTACCATTTGTTAATTTTGCGAAATTATTTTCTAAACTATCATTGATCCCAATAATCTCTTGTCCCAATGACTGTTTTAATCCATCTATAGCAGCTTTCGCGCCAGGAATGTCTTTGAAATTCGTAGCTTGCTCTTTAGGAACTCTCCCATTCACCAAATCAGCCTTTTTAGACATCACTACGCTAACTATTGAATCTGCGTACGCTTTAGATTCAGCTAATGAAGTATTGATATTTTCTCGTAAATTACTTTCCAACAGAGAAAAATTATCTGTAACGCCTATCAACTCAGAAAATTCTGGTAATTGAGTTGGATTTACCTTCCCATCCACCAAATCAGCCTTTTTAGCCATATCAGTATTATGTAATTCTTGTGTCACAAAGTCTGATAGGACTGCGCCACTTTCGCCTACGTCTGCTAATACGACGTCAATTTTCAGTTTGTTATCACTCATGTGACACTCCGGATATACTGTTTATTTCAACAACTGTCTTTACTTAGTTGATTTGGTATCAAATTCTCTTTATTGGAAAAATCTATAATAAATTATATCTTGAACTATTTTATCATTAGATTTTTATTAAAAAACACTTTATTATCATACAAAGATGTATTAAAATAGTAATCTACATCACTTGCCGTGTATGTGAAACTGGATAGCTTAAATAGGGTAAAAGAATCTCACTTTAAAGCTATCTGAGTGATGGAATTTTGAGATCAATCTTCAGATTGAATCCCATCACTCAATAGAAAGGCTCTGTAATTTATCAACTACAGGGCTTTTTTATTGTCTAAAATTTCATCCTTTACTTTGTTCTAAAAATAAATTATAATTACTGAGTCGGTGAGACTTGTCCCCCATTTGTCAAATCCGACCCATATACGGCAGACGTTGATTTTATCAATCTTTTGCGTATATCCTTATCACTGTTAGAGGTAACGCTCTGATAAGTTGAGGGACTTCAATATAGTTCTATTGAATGATTGAATATAGCGTTCCTACGGTCTGAGACCCAATCTACAAAGTCTATATTCTCTGAATGTTGAAGTCTAGGGAGAGATGTTTGGAATATATTATTGTTGTGATATTCAATTTCTAGTCACAATGCAACAATAATATCTGATATTTGCATCTATAAAATTGAATATCAGGGTCATTCTTGGTTTGAGAGATTAAATTATTGATTCTGTTGTTTTGATATTCTTCAGATGAAATCTTCAAAGGCTCATTCACACCAAACAAGAGTGCTTTCACAATGTGAAAGATGAGATACAGTCAGAATTGAATGACGATATTGAGATTATGTTTTACTATGGATTCAACATAATTGATTATCTGAGACTGTATGAGGATAATACCTCAAGGGTACTGAGTATCGTAATTGATTTTTATCAATTATTCCTAATGACAAGGGTATCATTATTAAATTGCTGAGAATATAATTGTCTGAGTTATTTGATGGAATGGTATGAGAAAGGGGTGATGCTATGTTTGCGACAACAAAAGTGGGTGCGGAGCACCCGAGTAATGCGAGCGAAGCGAGTATTACGAGGTTCAAAAATTACATTTCCTGAGTCCTGTTCCTCTTATAAATTATTTTAGAAATATAACAAAAATCAATTGACTAAATAATAGTGTACAGGCGGTATAACAGTTACAATAAAACAACTCCTAATAATAATTCTTAAAGTAAATGAAAGAGTTGATAATACTGATTATACCGTCTGTACATCCCAATCATACCATATTTTTATCTAGTCCCATATAGTAGTCCAGTTGTACGATTTTTACACTCTAAGAGCTTGTAATAGACAAGGATTGAGAATCTAATTTTATATTTTAATGTTCATTCATTTAAGAATCTAAAAGTTCATCCATTGAGAAACAATTTTATTTGATTTATTACATTATAATAAAACCGTAGTATGATTTATCCCGTAATCATTCAGCCTTTTTAGTTTCACTGTTAAAGGTTTATTTTGTTTCTTTGGAGAAACCAATGTCTGCATCATCTATTGTTCTGTCTAAGAACACGCTGTCTATCTTAAAAGTAGCTGCACAAATCAACACTTCTATCCTGTTTAAACCAGGTCAAGAGATCAAAACTGCCACTGAAAATGGCGTAATCATGCTTCATGCCGTTATTGACGAAACATGGCCACGTGAATTTGCCGTATATGAATTGAACCGTTTACTGCAGGTGTTAAACCAATCTGCTATGACGGGCGCTTCTCTTAACTTTACAGACGGTAAAGAATACGTAGAAATCAAATCAAGCAACGCCAAAGTTCGTTATAACTTCAGTGATGCGTCAATGATCAGCTATCGCGACAAAGCTATTGTAATTGACCCTAAAGACGTCAACCTTTCATTTGTTATCTCAGAACAAACTATTGCTGACGTACGCAAAATGGCGGGCGTTTTGGGTCATACTCATATCAAATTTAAAGTAGAAAACAATGTAATCAAGTTGGTTACAAGCAACCCTACTTTAGATCAGTCTTCAAATGAATTTACTGTAGACATCGACACACCTGAAGGTGAAACGTATGCAGACGGTGAATACTCTATTAAAATTGAAAACATGATTCTTATTGACGGTGCATACCGTATTACAATTTTCAAAGGTTTAGCAGCTCAGTTCGAACATCAGGTGCTAAATGCTCGCATCTTCTTTGGTCTAGAACGCAAATAAACTAGATTAGTCAAGGGAGGTATTCTCCCTTGATTTTTACGCTCTTGTAGTTTTTACATTATACTACCGTATTACTGATACACCAACATATTTTACTTTAAGGACAATACCATGTCTCATTTTCTTCGTATCTTCGGTGTCAGTCTGAAAAAGTCTGGGTATTTGTCATTATCCAATCTCTTTCTGAGATTTATTCCTGGATACGCAAGTTGCGCTTCATGTATTGATTCAAACTGTTTGCCTTCGCACATAACAGTTCGTTTATTGGCCTTCGAAGCAGCTTTGACAGCAAGGGCTTGAATTCTAGGATTATCGGGGCGCGTTCTACCATACATTGGATTATCTTTTCCAGCCATGGATCGACGTTTTGACATACCAATTTTGTAATTTTCAGAGTTTGATGTGTCACCGCCTTCCCCTCCGGAAGTCATGTTGTAGTGAGGTTTGATGGTAGAAATCCAGTGTATTTCTCTTTCATCAAGTTTTGATGCGTCTGAAACCGCTTCAAGAAGTTCTATTGAGAAGTGTTCTGCACCATACTTTCTCATAGCTCTATGAAGATGAGTTTGAGAATTTTCTTTGATGGATTCTCTTATATGACGTTGAAGTCTTTGTTCCATCGTTTTGGTAGTTTTACCAACGTAGTGTTGGTCGGTTTTAATGTTAGTAATTTTGTAGATAACGTTTTTCATAGCGCAATAAATTGATTTATACTGGTTCTATTAATTAACCATTATAATAATGTTAACTTTTAGGAGACAAACAATGTCAAATGTAACAGTATCGAACCCAGAGCATTTTCTTTGGT